GGAACCTGTTAAAAAGGAACCTGTTAAAAAGGAACCTGTTAAAAAGGAACCTGTTAAAAAGGAACCTGTTAAAAAGAAAGTTGATGTAAAAGTTAAATCTTCAAAAGAAAAGAACAAACAAAAACATAGATTTACAAAAAAAAGTCGTGGACAATCTAAGAAAGCAGCTAGAAGATCTTCAAGAAGAAAGAATTTACATAAAAGGCATACTAAATCACGTAAGGTTTCTTTCAAGTGTTATCCACAAAATAAAAATAAAGATATAGAAAAAGTCCTTAAAAAGATAGATAAAATGTCAGACAAAACTTTAAAAGAAGAACTTTTAAAAGAAGGTATAGAAATTAAAAGTAATAAAAAGAATTTATTAAAAGATATGTATATGTTTTCTATGATGGGAGGTATTAAAATACATAAAGAATAAATTAATTTACGTCATCTCCATCATCATCACCATCATCACCACCATCATCACCATCATCACCATCACCACCGGAAAGTTTTCTATTTTCCCTCTTACGGATTACTTTAACAATATATTCTTCATTATCAACGAGTAGTTTACTTCCAAATAATCCAGTAATTTCACTAGAAACATACTTTTTCTTAGGGTCGTCTGAATTTTCATTTTCATCTACATTAAGAGATACATTTTCACCCGGATATAATTTTTTATAGCTGCTTTCACATTGAATCTGTGAGTAATGTACAAATACTTCATTCCCATTTAAATCAGAATCGGGAGTAATTACTTTTACAAAACCAAAACCTTTCTTTTGATCAAACCACAATACATTTCCAATTTCTTTCCCCATTTTACGCTTATTATACATATATAATTTAATTAATCTTTATATATGTTTCAATTTATTATTCAAACAATCATAATAATCTATATCATTTTTGTTATTTATAATATATTAAATCTTCAGAAATATAATTATAATGGATACATATTATTTTATAATGGAGATATAAAAGGTATCTCCAATGAATTAAAAAATCTTAACCCATTACATATAACGATACATAATAAATTTAATATAGAAACTTTAATTAATGAAAATAATAAATATATAATAAATGATAATGATACATTAATCCCTTTAAATAATATTCAAAATCTAAATCATTTATATTTATATAAGAATAGAGAGCTAATTAACGATCTTAAAATCGACAAATATATACATATTAATAAACAATTTTTTCAAAATAATGAAATCCTTTTTATTCCTGATAAATCATTAACAATTTTTAAGAATGTTAAGACTAAATTACATAGAGCATTCCATAATTATAATATAATCGGAATTTTAAATGGACAGACAACATTTTATTTATTTAATCCAAAGCATAAAGAAGATATATTAGATCAAGAAAATGAAAACATAAAAAAATGGGCCCATAAAAAAACACTCGAAAAAGGAGACATATTATTTATACCTACAAATTGGTTCTATTTTCAAGAAACGAATAATAATGTTTGTCAATATCATATTGACATTGATAACATATTCACATTTATACCTCATTTTTTTAAGAGTTCATTAACATAAAATATATATAAAAATAAATGAGTAAATAAATAAATAGATAATGAAAGTATTTAATTCTTTTTTTAATAAAACTAGAAATACAAAAACAAAGATACCATTCCCTATAATTGATATATACCTTTTTAAATGGAATAAATTATCACATACGGGGATACATAATCACGCAGATAAAGGATGTATTTTATGGTTATTAAAAGGTGAAATAAAAGAAAATATATATTCTAAAAAATTAGATTATACTGGAACAAATATCCATGTATCACCAAGTATTTCGTATATACATAATGACCAAGGCTTTCATTCTATAAAACCAATACGACCGTCAATATCTGTACATTTTTATTATCCTAAAAATCATAAAACAAAATATTTTATTAAGTAATATATGATTTCTTTATCAATATATCTAATTATTATAACAATATTATTCTTATTTTATGTTGAATTAACTGTTGGAAATGTAATTTATCGGATAGTATCTACAGGAGAAAAAAAATTAAATATTTACTATGGAATATCTTATTTATTGGAACCATTAAAAAATACATTTTTATGGAATTGGAGACTTCTAGATGTAAATTATATATTTATAATAACAGTATCGGTAATAATATACCAGAATATTTTAGTAAATTTGAAATAAATATTTTTAAAACAATTATACTAATTAAAATGGATAGTATCCTTAAAGAAATTATTTATGAACAAAATAGAGAACTACTTTCAAGGATAGCTAATGATCATTATGAAAGTGATGAAGAAAAACAAAAATTTATGAAAGAGTTCCATAAGAAAAATTATGCATATGTCCATGTTGGTAAAAGTTCTAAGAATCAAGAATATGAACGTAAGATTAAAAGGATAATGCGTTAAATATTCATTATAATTATAAATAAACTAATTGGTGGGTACAACCATTAATCGTACTGTAGACTTAAAGCAATTTAGAAGATATATGTTATACCAGATATCTTATCAATGATTATAACATGACAGATACATACACTATATAGTACTAAAGGAATGTCCTCTATTATTTAAGTTTAGATGGAAGTGACACCGATTTAAAATGTATTTGTATATGAGTTATAATTTAATATCTTATTATTATTATTATTATAATATTTTAGAATTATATATATTTATTTATATATAAATGCCTTCTATTTTATCACATGGGATAATTGGTTATTTATTATTTGGGAAAAAAGGTTTTTTAATAGGAATACTCCCTGATTTGATTGGAAATGCATTTTTTACTTTAAAAACAATGGATAAATATGATACATATAATCCTTTAAAGATAATGGGTCATGCTAAACATACTGATTTTACTGATAACGACTATATAATTTACAATTTATCACATTCCTTAATATTATGGTTATTAATATTATTAATTACAAAAGATAAAGCTGTATATGCTGCGATAATAGCAATACTAATGGATATATTTTTACATGATAATAAAAAATGGAAAGGACCCGAACCTTTTTATCCGATAAATAATTTTAGATTCGATGGAATAAATTGGTCATCTAAATCAGGTATGATGGTTACAATAAGTATTATTATTATATTATTAATATCTAGTGATATAAGAAATAAAATAAAAAATAATTTAGTTATATAATTAAGAACATCTTTTAATAATTAAGAACATCTTTTAATAATTTCTTTGGCTAATATTTTATATGCTTTACCATTACTTTCTTGTTCTCCTATTGTCGGACATATTTCGATTTCATTGATAAAGAATTCTCTACATTGTTTATCATTATTCATACAACAAGCAAAATCGATTCTACATTGAATTAGATTTTCATGATCTTTAAAAATATCTTTACATAATTTATTACCAGTTTCTAAACATTCTTTTAATAGATCTTTTTCAATATGTTTTTCATCTTTAAAGACGCCTTCACCATCCTTCCATTGTTGTTTATAAGAATATATATTTTTACCATTAATCCAATATGTTTTTATTTCACCATATTTATTGAATTCGGGTAAGAATTGTTGAAGTAAAAGTCTTTTATATCCTTTCTTTTTAAAGGTTTTAAATAATTTACTTAACTTTTGTTCAGTTGGATTTTTGATAATTTTAAATCCAGCTTTAAATGCTGCGAGTTCTGGTTTAATAACAATTTCATTAAAGTTATTTTTTTCGATAAATTTCATTAAAGGATTTACTGATGAACGCGATAGATCAATAAATTTTGTGGGTGTAACATTATAGCCTTTTTTAATAAAATATGTAAGGTATTTATGTTTATTAACAATAAATTCTTGCATTTTTTGTGAAGGGAATACTTTAGCATTTGTTTTTTTAAGTATATTCATGTATTTATTATATTGAGGATAACCACCATTCATAAAAGAATAAACTCCTTCAAATACCGTAAATATATAATCACATGAATTACAATCTTTTAAAGTTAAGCTGTTTCCAAATAAAGGAATAACTTCAATTTTATTCTTTTTAGCCACATGTTTAATTTCAGCAAATATCGCATAATCATAAGGTATGAAATCACTATAAATATCATAATCTTCTAGACATTTAAGTATTGTCTTGTTGTTACGATAATATTTCATAGATACCGGTTCGTCTTCAGTGCCTATAATAACTCCAATTGTTTTCATAAATATAATATATAATATATATTATATTAAAAAATGAATTATGCTCCTTATCCTGTAACTGATTCCGATTTTAACAAAACTGGAGAAAAAAACGTATTTAAAAAACCATCTCAAAATTGTTTCCCCACACAAGGATATATAACTAAAAAGGAACCAACTATCGATATGGGATTCCATCGACCTTTGTCTGAAAAGTGTACATTAGTAACAGGTCAATTATCGAAAGGACCTTCAGAGGTATCTACTGTTTCCCCTTGGAATAATATGACTAAAAGAAAATCATTGATTAAAGATTATTGATTAAAGATTATTAATATAGTTAAAGATTATTAATAAATAATAATATAATAATGGAAAATTTTTTAGTAAATAAACATCATAATTTATTTTCTAATAAACAATTATCTTATAAGGTTTATTTATGTAAAGACTGTTCGAAAAAGAAAAAAGAATATATTCACCAGGAGACGGATCATAAACCATGTAATATATTAAATTTGGGTTATATAGGTATAACATGTAATAAGTATCCTATAATGTTAACAACGCCGATAATGGTTTGTCCATTTGGTTTCAATTCACAGAATCAGAATTTAACATTACAATTTACAAATATTAAGAATGATTCTGAAATGAAAAGTTTTTATGATTTTATTCAAGAGTTAGAATTAAATCAGATGCAATATTTAGGTTTAACCGAAGATACAGCCGATCTATATTTAACACAGATTCGACAAGATAAAGAAGAAAAGTATGATCCAAATTTATTAGTTAAAGTACCATTTATTCATAAAAATAATTCTTATGATGTTAATATAAAACATAAAGATTCTTCTGTGGCCGTTACTAATATATTTAAATTTAGTAAATTAAAGTGTGATATATATATTGATAATATATGGAAATTTAATGATAAATATGTATGTAAGTGGAAAGTAAAAAATATATTGATACTATAATTGCGTTAATTTAGAGTAGATACTTTCTAAAATAAATTAAATGTCGACAATTCAAAAATATGATGAAATTGATATTAATCAAATAAATTATAGTAAGCCTGAACGGGTGGGTCAATCTTTTTTTGGTTCTATTAGTTATGGACCTTCATTAAAACCGTTATTTATTCAAACTCCAAAAGTTAAATCATTAACAAATATTAAAGATATTATTGACCGGAAAGCACCATATTTAGAAATTGAAGTTCCTAATAATAAGTTAGATTTATACGATTTATTTTTAAATTTGGATGATAAAAATATAAAGAACACTGTTACAAATTCAGAAGAATGGTTTAATAAACAACTTCCATTAGAAGCTATTGATGAAATGTATAAGAGAAGTAGTAAACCTTTTAAGAAAAATACAAATCCCAAAATAAAGATAAGATTACCTATTGTAAAGAATGAAATCAAATGTGCTGTTTATAATCAGAAGAGGGTTTTTATAGATATTAATGAAATTAAGGAAGATACTGAAATGATATTGATAATACATATTCGAGGTCTTAAATTTTTAAAATCATATTATTATTGTGATTGTTATATATCTCAAATCAAAGTATTTCAAAATAATGAACCCAAATATAATATTATACATGATTATTCGATACTTGATGATGACACTGATGAATATTCGGATATATTTAATCAGGAAATAATTGAATCTGCTAATTTATTAATTAAAGAAGAAAAGGAACGGAAATTAAAAGAAGAGGAGGACCGGAAATTAAAAGAAGAGGAGGAACGGAAATTAAAAGAAGAGGAGGACCGGAAATTAAAAGAAGAGGAGGAACGGAAATTAAAAGAAGAGGAGGAACGGAAATTAAAAGAAGAGGAGGAACGGAAATTAAAAGAAGAGGAGGAAAATAAAAAAAAATTAATTGAAGAAGAAATTGAAAAGAAAAGATTAGAAATGGAAGAATTAATGAATAAATTAAATAATTAAATAATCTGATTTTTTTTTATGTTTTATATATATAAAATGGATTGTCAAAAATTAATTGTCTACGGAATACTTATTTTAGTTGGATTATATTTACTAAAAGATGTATGTGGGGTTAAATTACCTTTTATTGATGAAGGTTTTGAAAATGAAGGAGTCCCTGAAGAAGAAGTTGTAGTTACTCAAGAACTAGCTGATTCCCCAGGTCCTCCTCCTGCGACGGATGCGCCTTCCCCTAACGGGGAATTACTATCACAACCTCAAGAGGTTGCTGCTAGCGAACCAAATGGAAATGAAGTCGAAGCACCTGTCCAGGGAATTAATACCGAACCTTCTTCATGCTACCCTCAAAAACAATTAAGTCCATCGGACTTATTACCTGAGGGGGATTCTGCGCAGGTCCAGGGTTTTGATAAAACAAATCCCAATGCTGAAGGAATTCTTAAAGGAGTTAACTTTTTAGATGCTGGTTTCCATGTTGGAGTAAATACAATTGGACAGAGTCTTCGCAATGCTAATAGAGGCCTTCGTTCGGAACCGGCTAATCCTCGTGTTGCCGTAAGTCCATGGATGAACTCTACGATCGGTGCGGATTTAACTAGAAAGTCTTTGGGAGATGAGAAATTATGCGGAACTGAAGTTGGAGAACCTTCGAGTGTTGTAGGTAATATGTCTGATTCTTCTGCTGCTCCGATTGCTTAAATTAAATTAAATTTGAATATATTTAAGATATAATTATAAATTAATAATATAAAACAAAAATGGATAGTAAATTCCGAGCTGACCCTTATAATTTTAATAATAAATTAATCAAGGTAAATGATATCATTAATATTATGAAAAAACTAAATATTAATGATTTTAAAGTAAATGATCTTAGTCTTTATCAAAAAGCAATGATCCATAAATCTTATTGTGAACTTCCTGAATATAAAGAGTTTAATTACCCTGGAGAAGGTTGCCTTCCACTACAAAAAGAAGCATATGAAACCCTTGAATTTCTAGGTGATTCAATTCTAGGAAGTATCGTATCTTCATATATATATGAACGTTTTCATTTAATACATAATCAAAATGAAGGTTTCCTTACTAAGTTAAAGATAAGGTTGGTTTGCGGTGAAAATTTATGTAAGTTTTCTAAAAATATTACTTTGGAAAAACATTTAATTATCTCAAAACATATTGAGGAAAAATGTTCTGGGAGGAATAATTCAAACATACTTGAAGATATATTTGAAGCTTTCATTGGGGCTATATTTTTAGATCATAATTATGAAGTTGTTAAAGACTTCCTTATTAAGGTTATTGAAAAACATGCAGATTTTACAGATATTTTACTGAAAGATAATAATTATAAAGATCAGATTTCAAGATATTTTCAACAAACATTTAAAATTTATCCTAAATATGAAACGATTAAGGTTGACGAAATGTTTCAATCGAAGATTCTAAAAGAAAGTAGTATTATAGCTGTTGGGAACGGTGTAAGTAAAAAGAAGGCTGAGCAAGATGTATCTAAAAATGCTCTAATACATTTTAATGTAATAACGTAATAGCATAAAATATAATAATTTTATATACAATATATTATAATTTATGTCTAATAAGTTCCCAATAAAAGAAAATGTATATTTAGTGTTGCTACAGTATTTTGATGGAGAAATTAAAAATATAAATAAAAAAACATTAAAAGATTTAAGCAATCAAAAATTTGAGGGTAATGAAATTGATGAAGTTGATAAAAAAGCAATGACGGTATTGAAAAAAATAATTAAAATGAAAAAAGATGATCCTTCTAAATATGCTTCTATAGAATGGATCTATCCAGATTGGGATGATGAAGAAAAATTAATTAAACTAAAAGAAGCTTTCCCTGATGATTATAAAGAAGAAGAATTAGAAGAAGAAGAATTAGAATTAGAAGAATTAGAAGAAGTAAAAGATGAAGAAATTGATAGTGCTTCTTATGAAACAATATTACCACAGAGAAAAGCATTTATTAAATGGGTTAATGATGTATTTTATAAAGATCTTATCGACGAATATAAAAGAAACCCAATAACAGCATTAATTAATGATGAACTTAAGTCAGTAAATATATATCAAATGTTTGTAAAAGAATATCTTTCAATTGAATCTCCTTTTAGGGGATTATTAGTATATCATGGTTTAGGAACAGGGAAAACAGCTACATCTGTAATTACATCAGAAGGATTATCAAAGAATATGAAAATTACAACATTATTACCTGCTTCTTTAGAAACTGAATATATTAAAGAAGTTAAATCATGGGGTAATAAACTCTTTAAAGTTAGTGAAAATAATTGGATTTTTTATCCATTAAAAGAACTCAATGATAATAAAGTTTTAAGAGAAAGGATAAGGGATCAATATGAAATTAATGATATAAAGAAAATAGTTAACAAAATTTTTAATGAAACTAAAAATAGATTATTTAAAAAGTTAGATAATAAATCTCTTGATTTTGAATCAGATAAAAAGAAAATTATTAGAACACTTGATAAATTAAAGGGATTATACTTACCAGTTGAAGACCTTACTAAAGAATCGCGAGAAATATATACAATAACAGGTAAGTCTGTTGGTGGAAAATATGATGGAGAGGTAAACATTATATCAAATGAAATGAAAGAATATATAGAAAGTGAGATTAATAATTTAATTATAATGAAATATAAGTTTATTCATTATAATGGATTCCCAAATGTCCATAAAGTCGATTTTAAAGATTTAGAAGGTCTTAAAAAACCAGAAAAAGAAGGTAAATTGACAAGTAATCAACAGATAGTTGAAGATTTAAAAAAGAAATATTTATACAATCTTGAAAATCATCAAATATATTCTCCATTTAGAAATGAAGTAATAATCATTGATGAAGTTCATAATTTTGTTAGAGAAATAATTAATGATAGTCCACAGGCAAATATATTTTATAATTGGATAATTGAAGCTGAAGATGTAAAATTAATTTTTTTATCTGCTACTCCGATAATAAATAAACCATCTGAAATAGCTGTATTATTTAATATGTTACGGGGGACATTAAATATATTTAATTTTACAGTAATAACTGATAAAGAAGAAGACGATATCCAGAAAGAATTAAGAGATAAATTTTATACAGAAAGTTCTTCAATTGAACAGTTACATGTAAAAAAACAAAAAGGGAAAATGGTTATATCATTTATTAAAAATAAAAGTAACTTTGATTCTGTTATGATTGATGGGGTGATAAAAACTGTAAAACATAATGATAAGAGCTTAAAAGAATTTTTCACTGAAATATTTGAAGGATTATACGATGTTTTTGATTCAAATAAAATATCCCCATCAAAAGAACAAATTGATGAGTTACCTTCATTCAATGAATTAAAACTTGGAAAACCAAAAATATTTGATGATGAGACAGGGATTATTTTTAATAGAAAACAAAGGTTATTTGATATATACGACAATGATAATATTTTAGATGTATCAAATAACGAAAATTTTATTGAATATTTTTTTGATGATATGTTTAATATCCCACAAAATAAGCAAGTCCTTTTACGGAGAATGTTAATGGGTCTTACATCCTATTATCCAATTGATCGATCTTCAATTATAAATATGCCTTCAATAGTCGAGCCAAAAACATTACCATTATATGAAGACTATACGATAGTTAAAAAAACAAGTATAGTTCCATGTTATATGTCATCGATTCAATGGAGTAACTATGAACAAGAATATTCCAAAGAAAAGCAAAAAAGAATTCAACAAATGAGACGTAAACATTTATATGATGATGGTAATAGTACATTTAATATACGAACAAGACAGAATTGTAATATTGTATATGAAGATGATTCATTTAGGATTGAAGGTGATGAAGATAAGAAAGATAAAACATATAAATCAATGATGGAGAATGGTAGTTTCTCTATGGATGGTAATCTTCAATTATATTCACCTAAATTTTTCGAAATAATGAAAAATATAGAAAAATTTTTAGATTCAGATAATAACCCGACTGGAAAAATATTATATTATAGTGACTTTAGACATGAATCCGGATCTGAAGCATTTGAAAAGATTTTATTATCGAATGGTTATGAAAAATATAATCCTGATCAAAAAGATATTAATCAATTAATTGAATCTGGATCGAAAAAGAAAAGATTTTCGTTCTTAACTGGTAAAGAATCATTAGAAGAACGGTTAGTAAATAAAGATCATTTTAACCATGAAGAAAATTTAAGAGGAGAATATATACAGATTTTACTTATATCTAGTTCTGGCGCAGAAGGTATTTCTCTGAAAGCTGTAAGACAAGTCCATATTATGGAACCATTCTGGAATTATATAAGAGTAGATCAAGTATTTGGTCGTGCTGTTAGAATGGAGTCCCATTCTATATTACCTGAAGAAGATAGAAATGTTGAACAATATATTTATTTATCACATCTTCCAGATGGAAAGACTGTAGAAGAAATCTTTGATTCTATGAAATTATTAAAATGGAATGAAGTTGAAGAAATCGAAAAAACAGATGATATTAAAATGACACTTGTAAATAAACATAAAGGACTATACAAGACAATCCAAAAAATAATATCAATCAAAAAGGAAACCAATGATAGATCAATTGATCAAATGCTTTTTGATATTATGGAAAGAAAAAATAAAATTAGTCTTAAATTAACCGATATTATAAGGGAATCTTCAGTTGATTGTATACAAAATACTAGAGATGATATAGAATTGAATGAAAAATGCCTTCGTTTTTCTTCAAAAGTTAAATCTGAAGAAGCACATTTTCCTGGATTAACATCAAAAGATTTAAATACCGTTGATAAAAGACAATATAAAGCAAATTTTACATTCCATATTGATCCTGATTTATATATTATTACAGCATCTAAAGAAGGTCAAGATATTTATATTTATTATCAATTAAATGTATCTGATAAAGATATAGATGTTAGATACATACGTGAAAACGGAAAAAGGGTATGTGATTATGAACCATTTACGAAAAAATTTATAATCTATTCTACTGGAGAAAATATAATAGACGAATACCTAGGTAATAAGTTTTCTGTTTTTCAAGAAATATATTCTATCCCTGAATATATATATGAAAACAAAGTAAAAAATGAAATATTTCCAAATTTAGATGAAATAAAGAATGAAGATTATTTATATGGTCATGTTATAAAATATAATATTTCAGAAAAATTATTCTTTTCACCATATAAATCATCGTTTAAAATTATTAAGCTATATGATAATAATTTATATAATAAACATAATCAATCAATTACAATGATTAATCCAATATTAATAAGAAATAAAAAAGTATTTAAATCTGTTGATTAAAGAATAGAATATTTTGATTACTTAGATTTAATACTTTCATATCTGAATTATCGTATTTACAATTTTTAAATTTATCCGGTAACCAACAATATATTATATTATCAACTATATTATTTATTTGTAAAGGTGTTCTTGACAATTTATATAGATCATATGTATGGTTATTAATTATTTTTATATTATCGCCAACCTTAAAATTTAATGAATTAATATTTGAACAGGTTAAACCTATTTTATCATTGTTTATTTGAACAATATTTACTTTTAATATATCTAATGAATTAAATTCTGTATCCGATATATCTTTTATTTGAATAGTAATTTTGCTTATATCATTCATATGAATTTCATGTTTATGAATTGGTATATAAATTCCAAACACACCTTTCGGAGTAGTTATTGTATCTTCTTGTTGCATATGGATTAATACATTTAATTCAGGTATTTTTAATATTAGTACAGGGATCGAAAATATATAATTATCTTCAATTGGTATTATCATTTTACTTACATACCGAATATCTTTTGATTCAATATTATTGTCGAATAGATCTATTATATAATTATATCGAGATGAATTAATACTCTTCCTTTGGCTTGAATTAATACTTATTGATTTTAACCTTTCTTCAATAACTTCTTCATTTTCCTCTACAACTTCTATTACTTCTTCTGATACTTCATTATCTTTATTTTCAACCAAATTTTCTATACTAGTTCCAAATACATTCTTTTTTTGTTTAATCTCTAATTCTTCGTTTATAACAGGCAATTTATTTTGTTGTTCCCTCTGTTTTATTAGTTCTTCAAAACTAGTTGCTTTATTAATATTATTAGTAACTACTACTTGATTTTCTAATTCAGGTCTATATAGCTCCCTATACTTTCCAACCTCAGTATCCAAAAGTATTTTATTTAATTCGCTTATATCATCACTATTATTATTCTTAAAAACAGTTTCTAATGTAGTTATAAATGAATTATAATTTTCATCGCCAGAAATATCTTTATTAAATTCTTTAGTTATTATAGTCTTAACCATGTTAAACATATAATTTTTATTTATATCTGAATGGAACTGTTCAAATAACGACATAATTAATAGTAGTTAGTTTATAAAAAATAACTAATAAACGTACTTTATTTTCCACATTGAATATAAAACTTATCTCTAAATTTATGCATTGCTTTATCTGTTTTTTTCTTGTTTACATATTTCTTAAAATTTTTACCTTGTAACATATAGACTAGAAAATGTAAACAATAAATCCCACACTCAGTATTTTCGCTTTGATGTTTTTTATCATTAAAAAGGAAGTCAATTTCTTTTCCATGGATATCTTTATATTGTGTTTTTACATCATTTACTAAATTTAAAATTTCTTCACTCGGTTCTCCAGCAGCAGAATCAAAATGATATATTGTTGGCTTCTTCTTTCTATTCTTGCCCTTCAAATCTATAAAAACAGAAAACCAATGTTGACCAGACTTATTATGTGGATCAGTATTAAATACAACTCCAATTGATTCGTAATTATCATGTTCTATTTCATTTAAATCTAAACTACATAGTTCATTTACAATACATTCCCCAGAATCACTTTTTAAATGATAATCAATCGGAGATGCCCCCATATATTTAAATTTTGGATATTGTAATTCATATTGATCCATTACATTATTTATATCTGTTGTATTTAACCATTTTTTTGGATCATTTTTCCAATCATCGGGCATAAAAGGTCTAAAATATTCTTTTAATTTTTCATATTCAGAAAATTTAAAACCTTTTTTTATACCTTCAATATTTAACCAACATGCTTCTTTATTACATTTTGATAACCTTTTAATTTCATTTGTAATCGATTTATGTAATTTCTTTTTTGAACATTTATGATTTATCGAACAATCATAATTATCATTCAAAATATTTGCTATTTTTACTAATCCTTTTTTAGGAATACATGAATTAGTCTCGTTATTATGTGGAGAACAATGTCCTTTATCAAACATTATATATATAATATAACATATTTAAAAAATAAATACGTTTAATAAATATTGTATAATGGAAATCCTTAATGCTAAAAATATAATTATGCAAAATATAAATGATATCTTCCAGAACTATGAATCACATAAAAAAACAGCTGCTTTAGAAATAAAAGAATATTCTTCTAAATTAAATGATGCTCATCTATTAAACAAAAAATTATTAGAAGAAAATAATGAAAAAGATAAACTATTAACTTTAAGTGAACAAAAAATGGTTGATTATGAAGTTATGATTAATAAGATTCAAGATGACGCAAATAAAGAATTATCTGAAAAAGAAAGATTTAATATGTTAAAAGCACAAGATAAAGAAATCCATACAAGAGATATTGAAATAAAAAAACTTCAAACTGAAATTAAAAAATTGAAAGGGGAAACACAAGAGTACCTTACTTTAATAAAAAAATTAGAAAATGAGGACCATGAAAAAGTATATATCGAAGATTGGAAAAATAGAGAAGTAAACAGCTATTATAAAGATAAAGAAAAACTAAAAATAGCTATTAAAGCATATTCAAAACACCTTAATACACATACTATTACAGATGAATGCGTTGGAAGAACCAGTATAGGTATTAATGGATGGTATGAGGATTATATGAATAATACTCAAGATAAATTAGTCGATAAAATGAAAAATATAATTCTTGAACAAGATGAAAATATAGAAGAATCTATTGAAGAAACAATCACCGAACATTGTTCTCCAACTTTAAATAAAGATACACCAGTCATAGAAACTGATGTAACAGTAACAGAAGCAATGACTTCAGATGAAGAAGATCCTCAGACCGAACCATCTCCAGGTGGAAGCATTGCTTCTAATAAAGAAGAGGAAGAGGAAGAGGAAGAGGAAGAGGATGATAAAGAAGGGGAAGAGGATGAGGATGATGAAGAACCTATTAGTGTAACAATGATTAAACATTATAGAAAAGAATATTATACAATAGACGGGGAAGTACCTCAATATATTTATTCAATTGAAGATGGAGATCTAGGGGATAAAGTTGGCGAAATAAAAGATAAAAAGAAGATTTTTTATGATAAACAATAATTAAATATTTTCTAAAAATTCAATATATTTTTTTGATATATCATCTTTATTATAAGAATCTTTTCCATTTAAATAAAAGTTTTTTAAGAAACCTTCACAATCAACTGTAAAGTATTTTATTAATTCTGGATCTAGATAATTACTTTTACATACACTCTCAGTATTATGTAACTTTTTAGCTACAGTTTTAATACTTTCTTTAAGGATTTGTTTAATTTCTTTTTTAGTTGATCTTTCACACTTCTTACTTTTTTTAAGTAATGTAGTTATTAATTCCATATTTGCCCCCCATGTTCTAAAATTTTTAGCAGAAAACTTTCCAAAACGTTTAAGATAGTTATTTACGTCAGAAGATTTTATATTATAATATTTTTTTCCAATTCGATAAGAAAAAATACGATCATTCTTATTAAGTGTTCTTTTTTTTTCTTTTAAAGTTTTAATTATCTTCTTATTCTTAACAGTACAAATATTTCTAACTTTTTTTTTCCCTATAAAATCTATTACTACTCCTTTCTTTTTAACTTTAATGTGTTGTTGTTCTAAGGTGGTTGTTCCATATGATTTATTTTTTTTAGAATATCTTTCATTTCCAATTCTAAAATTACATTCCATTATTAGCTTGAGTATCATAGCAATCTGTTTTTCTTTTGTTTCTTGAACACTATATAAATCTTCAGTAATAGATTTATTAATTTTATTAAACTTTTTTCCAAACTCAACCATGTGATTAAATTTCTTATCTTTTTGTTTATCTATAAATTCTTTATTGTAAATATACTGAGGTCTATCTTTATCATCATATCCAATTGCTCTAACTTTACCTTTTTTATCTATATTAATTTTTACATTATTATATGCTGGAGCTATATAGATTCCTTCAGTAATGAATTTTATATAGTTTTTATCCTTGATTTCTTTCTTATCCATATCATAATATTTATGTCTATATTTCTTTTTATTCTTACTTGTTATTTCTCGAATGATATATTCTTCCATATTATTAATTAGATAATTTATTGAAATGTTGAAAAAATATTATATAATATATATTAAATGTTAAATTATAAATTTATCACATGTTATATTGTAGGTGCTTTAGTATTTATTCTACTAATCGAAAATATGAAAAAAATAACTGAAGGTATGGAAGAAGCTGTTGCTGGACCAGTTGAAGAAGTTGAACCTGTTGAAGAAGTTGAACCAGTTGAACCAGTTGAAGATGTTGCATCTGCCGACGGAGAATCGGGATCATTGATGGATTCATTAATAGACATGGCAGGTAACGTATTCACCTTTATTGTTCATATTTTAACTCTTGTTCTACTCATATACATTGCTATGAAAGTAAAAGGAGGGAATGTTAAACCTACTCCACCTGTTTAAACGTTAGTTTTTTCCATAATTTTTTTTGCTATTCTACAATATTTTTGATCATCTTCAATTCTCCATAATTTTATGTCTTTTTCTGAAATATTATCATCTTTATAATCAGAGATTAAATTTAATACTAATCCTCTAATCTGATATGGTATTCCCGTATAATTATAATACGCCATATTTCTATCTCTTTCAGCAAATATTTTTTCATCATTTAAAATAAATGAATAAATAAACCTTTCTCTACGATCAGTACGGTCCTTGTCCAAACATTCATAATATTTACCTGCGTGTGTTTCCCACATATCATAATGATAATTATATGTTTCTATTTCCTCCACATTTTTTTTTTGTTTTAATATTTCAATACATATATCTCTGACCGGTATCAAACGCATAAGATATAAGTAATTTAATTGAAAAGATTTTAAAGGTTCTAAAAGGTCTCCCATTATTGATAACCATTATAAAAAAATTTTAATTACGACGTACCCTTCTTTGACTTCTCTTTCTCTTTCTCCTCGTATTCTTTTTTCGTGTATTCTTAGTTTTGCTTCTTCTAGTCTTTCTTCTAGTCTTTCTTCTAGTCTTTCTTTTAGTCTTTCTTCTAGTCTTTCTTCTAGTCTTTCTTTTAGTCTTTCTTCTAGTCTTTCTTTTAGTCTTTCTTCTAGTCTTTCTATTTCTTTTTATCGATGTACCGCCTCCCGACTGCTCCTCCTCCTCATCTTCTTCCTCGCCATCATCATCCTCGGCCTCCTCGGCCTCGTCGTCGCCCTCTTCCTCCGCCTCGTCCGCCAGCCCCTCCTCCTCCACCGTCTCCTCCACCGGCTCCTCCACCGTCTCCGGCGGCCCCTCCTCCTCCATACCACCTCTAAGTCTTAGAACAAGATGAAGAGTAGACTCCTTCTGGATGTTGTAGTCTGCCAAAGTGCGTCCGTCTTCAAGTTGTTTTCCAGCAAAAATAAGGCGCTGTTGATCTGGAGGAATACCTTCTTTATCTTGAATTTTAGCTTTAATATTTTCTATTGAGTCTGAACCTTCCACTTCAAGAGTTATTGTCTTTCCTGTGAGTGTTTTCACAAATATTTGCATATATATATATATATAATAGATAATTTTATGCTTTCAACTTTTTAATTTTATATGATATAACTTCTTCTCTATTTAACCAAATATCATTAATAGCTTCATCTAATTTATCTTGTTCTGTTAAATATTTTGATAAATTTTGTTTAATATTTACTTTATTAATACCTTTTTTAGTTTTTCGTTCTTGACAACGTAGTTTTCCTGTTTCTGTATTTAGATCTTTTACATTGTGATCTACCATAAATTTAGTTATTTCGGGTTCAAGTTCTTTATTTCGTACCTTTTTAAGGTCTTTTAATTGTTTTTCGAGAACATCTATCTGTTTATCAATGTTAACCCATCGTTGAACTTTTTCTTTAAAATAATTTATTTCGTTTTGGGGAATTTTTTCGAATGGATTCATAATACTCATTTTATATCAATTACTTTTAAATTATTTTTAAAAATTAAATTTAAACTTACCTTTTTTAATCATCATCAAATAAAGCAAACTCTTGAACAACTACTTTTTCTTTCTTTTTCCTTGTTCTTTTCTTTAATTCCTCTCCATTATGAAATATTGTAAAATTCAACTTCCGATATAAAGTTATACGCTTTCCACATTGTTTTTCAAACATCGAAAAATTATCCTGTAAATCTATAATTAATGGATGAAATTCACGATCACACGCTTTCTTTCGAAAAACACGTCCTACCGACTGTTCAACATCAGATTTAGGAGAAGCTAAAATAACAGTATCCAATTTAGGTATATCCATCCCTTCTGCTGCCATTGAAAATGTTGCTAACAAAATATCTTTTTCTTGTGATTCCCTCAATTCATCGGGTTTCATTCCACCTACATAATAACCACGTGAATAATCTTTTAATAGATTATACATACATTCTAAATGCCCTCGTCTATCACTAAGTATAAGGACATTTCTACCTAATTTATTATATTTTATTGTTTCTTCGATAATCATTTTAGTTCGAGGTAAATAATTACAAATATTATTAATCATTTTAGGCATACATGGTTCTTTTCTAAAGTTTAGTTCTTCTTTACAATATTCTTCTTCAGTAAAATTACAATCTATTAATTGAACTTCAGCATAATCTTCATTTTTTTTCACTTGATTAAAAACAATATCACCCATATACCATTCGAATACTTTTGATAAACCATCTTTTCTCTTAGGGGTTGCTGATAAACCAAGCATGTATTTTGAAGCAACTTTCGCCATTGACTTAGAAAAAACTTCTGCCCCTAAATGATGACATTCATCAAAAATAGCTAAACCAAATGAATCAAATGTTCCTTCTTCATATTCTTTCATTGACAAACTTTGAACCATCGCAAGAACAATATCTTTATCTTCAATTTCAACTGTATTTTGTTG